TCAAGAAATCTGATGCGCGTAAACTCGGAGCGGATCGGCGTCCGCGTCAACGAGCTTTATCAGGTATTCGTCAAGGCAATCAACAATCTGGATCCGCCCGACAACTACGGCGGTCTCGTTCGTGCAAATTAGTGTGACCGGCTGGCCGATCATAAAGGCCATTTCGTAATCAGGATTCGCGAAGCGTCTTCTCGGGAGAAGGCCGCGTGGCAATTGGGTTCTATCCGAATGCTTCACCTGGGTGTGGTTGGTCATTTGACGCTCCTCGTTGCGTTTCTGCTCTAAATTCGATACAACGTATCAATATCGAATTGTTTTCGATACGTCAACACGATTTTGAAACCCTGTATCAAAAATGATTCCTCTCCAGTGTAAAATGGCGCGCATGGCGCTCAATATCGGTGTGCGAGATCTCGCGACCATGGCAAAAGTCGCGCCCGGGACCGTATCCAGGTTTGAGTCAGGCGAAGATCTAAAAGAGCGGACGGTTGACGCGCTGCAGCGCGCCCTAGAGGAGGCCGGTGTGATCTTCCTCGACGGCACCTATTCCGGCTCGGGCGGCCCAGGCGTTCGCCTTATGACGCAGCCGAAATCGGATGCGTAGCATGGCCCTGCTGCGCCTGTTGCTATGCCTACTGTTGGTTCTCATCGCAAGCTGCAGCGACGACAGCAGCAAATACACTCTGTATCGCAACAGCGTGCTCGACGAGAACATGCGCTTGCACGTTGCTTCTTTCGACAGCAGTGACGGCGAGTCGTACAACTCCGAAAACTGTCAAATTGCTGCAGGTCTCTTTGTGGCGCAACCGGGCGTTAAGGTCCGTTATTGGTGCGAGAAAGGCAGATTTCGGAAATAAAACCATAGGGCTAAGATGGAATGCGATGGCACGTGAGGAGCGGGCCGAAGCGCTTCGGCTTAGGCGGCGTCGAACGTAGCCGCAACTGTCGAAAGGGGGATGAACATTGCGGGATATTCCCCTTGCTTCCGTTCATCAGCAAAAACTTGAAAACCGAGCTTCTCGTAGTTTTCTTTAACTTTCTCATTAAACGCGTGCAGCGTTATTGCATACACCCCAATTTGTTCACGAACATCGAGTGCGCGTTTGAAGGCATTGATCATCAAGAACTCACCAAGTCCTTTAGGTGAGGTTTGGTCCCTGGCGATCATTGCAAGATAGATTGATGGAATTGCAGCAAACCGGCCGAATTTAGCATCCGCCTCTTCGTTCATTCCTGGCTGGAAGGTCATGGTCGTGAGAGAATAGAAGCCCAACGGAGTGTTATCGTCGGGCCGCCTCGCAACAAAAACTCTCTGTCCATAGGCTTGATGGCGATCAAGCGCATGCTTTTTGAAAAAGCTATCGATTCGGTTAAGGTTGCAGCAAAAAGCCCCTCGCGGGTGCTCGCCGCTGAGGGGCTCAATAACAATATCTTCCATGCAAACAATCGTTTATTTCGAAGCGTTCTTAAACTGCTCGCGGTTTTTACGGATGGCTTCTACCAAACCCGGGACAGGCTTGGGAGCCTCCTTCATAGAAGCTGCCAGCTGCTCGAACTTTTTAGTGTCATAAACGACAGCCATCGGCGAGTATTCGCCGTTGTCCTTCAAAAGCGCAACCATGTTGGCCTCCAATAATTTGAACTCGGATTATACAATCGCGCGCTTAACATTTTGTTCCGCTGCGGCAATTGAATTGGCTATCGTGAAATAGCCTTGTGCCACTACGCATAATGCATATCTGCATATCGCGCAATTGGAATTCAATATCTTGTTGAATGATAGAATTTCAATTGGTTTCCAATTGACCAATTAAGGCTCCACTGGCTATGGTCTGTGACCATAGCCAGTGACGTCAATTGCGCTATTAATCCATTCTCTTAATAGCATATTCCCTGGCAATCGTCGCGGCTAATTTAAAATTAGCGCGCTTCCTAACTAGCCAACGCAGCCATCAACGCCGCCACGGCCATGACCTTTAAAGGTATCCTGCCAAAATGCAGAAGCGGATGGCGCCGAAGAAAAAGCCGCCGACAACAAGCGCAACAACGAGGGCGGTTCGCGTGGGGTGGTCTCTAATCAATGTCAAAAGCCTGCTGTTTTGATCGACGACGCGCACCGTTGTTGAAGGGCCACGAGCCGGGCGAAAGCATCTGCCTGCGGCCAGCTTAACATGGATGAATGGCAGGCCGAGGCCGCTATTGTCACCGACATCCACAAATTGTGTTCGACCTACGGTCGACACGCGGACCTTGCCCCGATAGAAGGCGCGTCAGAGGTGACGCCATGAACGATTCCAAAGACCAAGACAAAAATGACGAAGTGCAGAAGCGGCCGCCGCCTCCCAAAGACGTGAAGCTTTACGACCCTTGGGAGGAAGAATTCAGCAGGGCCTATCGCGACGATAAAGCCTTCGACTTCTGAATAAGAGCGAGAAGTGTGAGGGCGGCCTCTCGACCGCCCCCACCCGCTACATCATCGGCAATAGGCTTGCGTGCTGCGCAGCGTAGACCACCACGATGAACGCCGCCGCCACGAACATTGCAATCAGAACTGCTCTCAGGCTGCCTCGCTGGTCCATCATTCTCTCCCGATGCAAACTCCGTACTATGAGGTAGAGCGGGCAGGCATCGAGGAAAAGGCGGCCCGAAGGCCGCCATGACACCCCAGCGCTAAACGCGCCCGATCGGATGCGTGCGGCTGCGCAACGTGCGCTCGGCGGCAGGCGTTAGCCCCAGCAGAACTCGGTAATGATGACGAAACCGCCAACGCCTGCGCCGCCTGCACGCTGAGAGACCGCATTGTATGACGATGCGCCGCTACCGCCAGACCCGTAACCGGTTCCAGCATTGCCATTCGAGCCTGGAGCCGTCGCTTTTGTAGCAGTGCCGTAAACTGGCGCTGCAGCACCCGCGCCGCCGGCAGAGAAAAACGCGAGAGCTGTTGCGTTGTGGTTTCTCCCGTCGGATCCCATGCCACCAGGCAAGGTTATATCGCCAACTGCCCCGGTGATGGTTGCGCCCGCACTGCCCGCACCACTGGCACCATCAGCCGCGCCGCCGCCGCCAAGACCGCCCTTCGCTACGCAAAGAGACCCGACACTGGTATCGCCGCCGGCACCGCCCGCATTATTGCCTGCCGCCCCGGCCGTACCGGCCGCGCCGATCGTGACGGCTTGAGAAGCGCCCACCGCGGCCTTGGATACTGATTTTTTTGAATAGCCGCCTGAGCTACCGCCGCCTGCGCCATTAAACGTATTGGCGCTGGCATTCGCCGCGCCACCACCACCGCCGCCGCCGCCGATACACTCGATTATGCACCAGATCATTTTGGCGTCTGGCGTGTAGGTTCCAGACGCTGTGAATTTCTGAATTTTTACAGCCGCCATGCTGGCGTCTTCGCGTTGTAGCGGAAAACCGCCGAGGGTCGCGCCGTCATGAACGACCGCTGTTTTCTTTGTTGTATCAACGGTTATTTCGGCATTGGCGCCAGTGAATGCGGCATGCTGCGCCGTCGTGCCTTTTCGGAGGCGTATTTCAGTTGCCATCTGCTGAATCTTAGGATGTTTTAACAATAACGTTGGCGCCAGAGTTTGACACCAAAGTGCCAACGCTGAAGCTCGTGGGATAAAGGATGAAGCCATTCGTCGTTGACGCGCTGACGCTGATCCCTATGTCAAAGAAGGCGAAGTATAGGCCAGCCAGATAGACATTCAGGCAATTTGCCAGCACCACACCGTACTGGAAGAGGCCGTCGTTCTGACCGCCCAACTCGCTATCGATGACTCTCACCCCAGAACAATTGTCGAGATAAACGCAGACATCATTATTCTGAGTTGGAACGCCGGCTTGGTCAGTGAGGTAGAACAAGCATTCGCCGATGATGACCGTCGAGCAGTGCGACATGTTTACGGCAGAGCGGTAAGCCGCAATGTGAGTTCCGCGGATCGCCCAGTGTGGAGGGTTGCCGCCGGATGACGTTTTGCGGACGCCATATGCGACAGCAATGAAGGTGCAGTCTTCTACACGTAGCCCCTCACAGGAGTCGCCGGCGATAAGGATCGCATTTGTGGCGCCCTGAACCGCGCACTCGCTGAAGTGGTTGTCGATGCATCGAGTGCCGATCTCAAATCCAGAAGTCACCCAATGCGAGACACTAGAGGATTGGACGCGCACTCGCTCGAAGAACGAGTCTCCCACATTCTGAAGGAAGACGCCCTTGTTCCAGTAGTTCGTCGGACCCCACGAAGAAATCAGAATGTCGTGAATGTTGGCAACGTTCCTGACGTCTTGCCCCGAACTACCGGAGATGGAAATTGCCGTCCCCGTGTTCGGCCCTACCGACAACAGATCGAGATCGTGCATCTCGACGAAATCGTTATCCGCAAGCGAGAACGACCAGCCGGCAGCGCCGGCAAACAGAAGAGACGTGACGCCGACACCCGCCCCGTAGATATGCGACGAAATGGTGATCTGAGCGATCGACGTAATGTAATAGCCACCCTCTGGAAAAAACACCGGGAATGCATTCGGAAATGGACCAAACCCAAAGAAGGTTTTATGTTTTGCGGCTGCGTAACCAAGGGCATTCGCCACAGCCAAATCATTGATTTGCTGGGTCAGCGCTGAGGCGTTCGGATAATCCTTCTGCGCATCGGCAAGTGTCGCGTAACGAGTTGATAATAGCGTCGAGCTACCGGTGTTCACGGCGCCAAAGGTGAGGACGTTGGCCTCATCGCACACCAGCTCATACCAAACTTGGCTGATGCCATCGGAGAGGGTGATCGAAAATTTCCCATTGTGGGATGGTTCGGGGGCAACCTTTTTGTAAAGTGCTGCTCCTCTATCGCCAGCGGCGTAAAATCCCGCCGTCTGAATAAACTCTGAAGCGACATCAGGGGTTAGCGCCCTTGCCGCAGACCTCGTGGCGACGAAGGTGGAATTCTCCTGTAGAATTGATACAGAGCCCTCCAGCGCGAGCGGCCATCCGCCTGGAGTGACACCATCGTGCACCACGGCAGTCTTTTTCGTTGTGTCGACAGTCATCTCGCCTTGCGCTCCGATGAAAGCCGAGTGCGCCGCGGTCGTGCCGCGGCGAAGTCTTACTTGCCGTCCCATGCTACAAATCCCCAATCCTGATCAGAATAAGTGACGTCTTCGGTGATCGATCCGAAGTCATCGACCTGGCCGGCCAAATCGCCAACGCCGCCGGCATCGACCACCTCTACGAAGTCGGCGACATGCTGCTTGCTGCCGTCTGCTGTGATGGCTAGCGTGGATTCTGATCCGGCGCTTTTCGGGTCGGTATGGAGTATCGGGCCATCTGCCCCGATAGTTGATGAATTCTCTGCCATAGTGGCTCCATAGAAATGCGCTCCGGCTGTTGGCCAGAGCGCGGTTGTGGATAGGCGGGGTGGGCTAGACGGCGAAGAGCGACAAATCGCTCATGTCAGCATCTTCGTATGAACTGCGGCCGGATGCCCCTTGGATGGCGCGGCCGGCTGAGATTATGGCCGCGACTGCAGGGTCGATTTTGTCGATAGATCTTTCCTTTACGGGACGCCGGTTGCCGCTGGCATCGGTGTAGAGAACCACATTGCCGACAGCCCATCTGAGGAGCGGATTGCCGCCGTGAACAAACTTGCGGTCAAACATGGTCGCCTCGAAGTCGATGACTGGCCGCGCAAACGTGGAAATGTTTTGCGGGAATTCGGCAACGGGCAGGCCGTCGTCTTCCAAGCTTTTCATAACGTCCTGAGCGTGCCACCGATCGAACGCAACTTCCTCGACTTGGAAGCGCTCGGCCAGTTCGCGAATGTAGTTTTCGATCATGTCCAGGTCGATCGTGTCGCCCGGTGTTGCGGTAAGCCAGCCTTGATCGCGCCAGAGCGCATACGGCACGCCGTCAGTTCGGCGGCGAATGGCGCCCTCTGGGCAAAACGTTTGGACGTGAAGGGCGATCCTGCCGTCCTCCATAGGAACGGCCATTGCAACCGCGGCGAGGTCGATGCGTTTGGCTAAGGATCTGACGCCATATAAGCACTGCATATTTTGACAAACCGGTGTCTGGCTTATGTCCGGATTGAAGGTCAGTAGTTGCGACCGTTTTGCTGTTTGAGCTTCTTGATACGGTGCCGTTGATAGGCGTCGATTTGCCGGAACGGCGGCATCCGTTTGTTAAAGATGAGATGCGTGATGGAGACGATGCAGGGGGTTTTGGTTTCCGGTCCGCCGATGTCCAACGCGCACACAATCCCGCCCTCTTCTCCCATGTAGAAAAGGCTTGTCACGTTGCAACCATCGGGGATCTCGAGATCCGGGGATTGCTTGGTCAGCGTTATTTTAAGCGTTTGAGACAGCCTCGTTTCGAGGGGAAGTGACGCCTCGAGTTCACGAACAAGGTGATCGGTTTTCTCAGGATCATCGATCATCGGCAACACTCTCGGCGATAGCGCTATCGGACACAACGGAGGTGGGCGAAATCGTGTAGTTCCACTCACCGTGGAAGGGATCACGATCAATATTGATTGCATTCATTTCAGCATCGGTGATCTTGATGGCCTTGGGATAGTCATTTTCGTCGAGGCAACATTGAACGTCGAGCCCGTTGGCCGTCGTCGTGGCCCCGATCAGTTGAACGATGACCTCATGACTGACGAGGGGCTTGCCGCGCCAATTCTGTGTGATGAATGCAAATAGCCGGTGTTCTATGCGGTTCCATTTGCTGGTCCCCGGCGGGTGGTGAGCGACCGTGATAGCTAACCCAGTTTCATTGGCGAATGATTGAAGCTCGCGCTTCCACAGTCGCACACGGGCCCCGTTGCTGCCACCGCAATCGGCGGTAATGAGTAGACCGGTTGAACCAGGATAGCGGCTCTTTCCCAAGACATTCCACCACCGTCGAATGCTCTCTACGGCAAAGGCGGCGGTGTCATGATCGATGCCGACATTCACCCAACCCGAGTTGTTGGTGATGTCGTAGACGCCGTAAGGTGCGACCTTGCCGAGTTCGGGTATCTTGAAGTCGTGAACGCGCACGGGTTCGGGGCCGCCTTTGGGACGCAGCTCACGCCCGCCGTTCTTGAAATCGCCAACCAGCTCCTTTTTCTTTGTGTCGACCGAAATGGCGGCCTGGCCGGCCGCCTGGAACTGCTTGATCTTCTCGTTGATGTGTTCGAACTGGGTGTCGCGGTCAGGATGAGACGCCCCCTCCAAGGTCTTCTTGTTGGCCTGGAGGCTGAAGCCAAGCTTGCGCAGCAGCCGACCAACCAACTTCTGGCTGGCCGTAAAGCCGCGTTGTGCCAATGCGCCGGCAAGGTGGCGCTGGCTTCTGCTCACCCACAACAATGCTGCTTCAGGATCGCCACGGATCGCCGATTGAACCAATTCTTCAAGTGCAGCCAAGAGGCCCGGCTCAGTCTCGATCTTTGGCCTGCGGCCGCCGCCCGGCCGCCGAACCCGGCGTTCCAGTCGTGCATCTGCGGTCCGCAACTCCGTAAGACCGCGCCCGATCGTACTGCGCGCAACGCCGGTCGCCGCCGAAACCGCCGTCACTCCACCCCGGCCCGCCGCGCGAGCCTCGGTTGCCGCCAACAAACGCCGTGCCCGCTCATCGAGATAAGGCGCAAGCGTCTCAAAGCGAGCTTTGATCGCCGCGATATCAATCATCCAGGTCGCTCAAATTCATTCGCCCACTGAATCAGAAAGTTTAACCTCCGTCCAGCATCGCTCATCTCTACACCAAGTAATCTACCAAGATCTAACGAATCGTTTGTTCCGTCTCAGGCCCTAAGTCGACACCGATCCATGCCGGCCGCCCCTCAAGCGCTGTCAGGTCGAGCTGGCCGGCGTTCTCGTCCCAGACGTCGAGAGACCATTCTGGATTTGCCGCGCCGTCGAGCCAAACGTTCAAGTGAAGTTGGCGAAACATCTCGCGATCGGCCGGCCGGTGCTCTGCCTCGCGCACCATCTGCCGCATGCCGTCAATATCAGGGTACGGCGGCACGCATGACAGGCCAGGGTTTACGCGGCGCCAAACAGCCTCATCGCGCCAGTCTTCGTCCTCGTCGGCCTCGAACAGGACAGGCAGGAACGCGTCGTCGACGATCGCACCTGATGCGACCGCCGACGCGTACTTGTACATTTCATGGGCAATGTTTTCATGCCCGATGCCTGCCGTGGTAGTGACCACCAGCAAGCTTCCCGGTGTCTTCACAAGGCCGGTCTTAATCGCATCCCATAGATCTCGCTTCTTCCAGGCGTGGAGCTCGTCGACGAGGGCAAATACGGGCGTGCGGCCGTGGGCCGTTGCCGCGTCGGCGGACATTGCCCGATAGAATGCGGACGACTTCCGATGCACAATGCGGTTTTTCGTATCCTGGATCTGAAACGCCTCGGCCGTGCGGGGGTGCGCACCGATCACGCCCTTCATCTCTTCAAGAGCAATTCGCGCCTGGTCGCGGTCGACCGCCGAGCTCACCACCTGCGAACCGGGAATGCGTTCTGGACCCAAATGCAGCATCGCAAGTGCGGCGCCGAGCGTTGTTTTGCGGTTGCCTCGAGGAATGAGGGCAAAGACCGTCTTGATCCGCCGCGTTCCATCCGGCTTGGTGTCGCCGTATACCTTGCGGATTATCCGTTCCTGCCAGCGGTCCAGCTGGAACTGCCGGCCAGGCAGGGTGGACTTGGGATGGCGTAGGGCCTTCAGGAAGGCTACGGCGCGCTCACCTTTGCCGTGCGGGTCTGGGATGGGGCTGTCGTCGAAGATCCAAGCAGGGTAACTGGGCGAAATTCGCCCAGTTTGGACAACTTGTCCACTCTGTTCAGATATCCCCGAGGGCGTCGTCTTCATCATTCCCTGCGGCGCCTCCCTTGTTCTTGGTTCTGCTTGCGGGCGTCAATCCGAGCTCTGCGGCCAGCCTGCGTGAGGCCTCGACGGCTTCTTTAACGAGTGTGGTTGCTGGGTGACGCTTCAGCTCACCGGTCGGTGACACGTATGTCGGGCCATCCTTCGCGACGATCGCCTCCGCTTGCCGCATATTCGCGACTGCAAGGCAGTACGCCTCGACGGTGCCGAGCTCATGCGCCGCAATCTTTCGATCGGCGACGAGTTGCGGCATGACGCGGCGCCATTCCGCTTTGGCGTGGGAGGGCAACCACGATGGTGCCGACGGAGCTCTGGAAAGAGCGCCATCTAGCGCGGTGACCGCGGCCTTACGTCCTCTGGCCATCGCCAAACGTCTCCTTATAAACCGCGACACCCTCCGCCCGGATGGCCTCGATCAGTTCCGGCGATGCGATCGAGATCCCGCCATTGGTTCGGCCCGGTAGCGCGGCGACAAGCTCGCCAGACGGGCGCCTGCGAACCTGCACGTGCCAAATGCGGAAGGGGAAAGCGTCGACATCGAAGGTCGCAACGATCTCGGATCCGCTTTCAAGCATGCCACTGGCTGGTCGCATCTTGATGATTTCGAATGTAACTTCGGTCATTCGAACGCGTAGCTCCGCCGCTCCCTGACAACATCCCAAACGCTCATTGGAACCTCGAACAGGTTCGAGCCCGTTGCTTCCCTGTTCTCGTACCAGTGCCCAAGCAACAGCAGGACTGCCTGATGGAGATCGGCAGGAACGGTGTCGGGGAAGTCGGCGTCATCGGTGTCGGGAAACTTTACGTCGTCGAGTTTGAAGCCAAGAAGGGTCTCGAGATGGGCCTGCGCCGCGTCGATCTTGCCTTCAATCAAGCTGTCGTCTTCGTTGAAATCGATACGCAGGTGCGCCTTGGCTTCCGCCAGAGTCACGATTGCCATAGGCTGAGATTCCCAATTAGAGGTTATTGCGAGTTGTGGACCCACGCTGGTCCTTGGCCGATCGGCTTAAAATGCGACCCGACCCCGCCTTTTTGTGACATTTTGGTCACACCCTTGGCTTGCGGCCGAATCCACCTTCGCTCTCGATCGCCTTGCGCCTGTTGCAGATGCCATTGAAGGGTTGCCAGTTTGATCGGCTCCAGAACAGCTTCATGTCGCCTTTCGGGGCGATGATGTGATCAACCATAGTTGCAGGCTGTCCACATCCACACGCGCATAGAGGCGAGCCGAGAGCAGCCAACCAGGCCTTGGACTCACGTGCCCACTTGCCGTCATAGCCTCGGCTGGCCGCGCTGCCACGTGCCGCATCGTTGGCGCGTTGGGCTGCGACTGCCGCACGTTGGCGGCAATCGCATTTAGTCCCTTTGGCTACAGCAAAGCCACAGGCACAGATGACATTAGGCAACGGGGCGCTGCGATGCGCCACCGAGGACGGCAGACACACCTGCCGCAATCGACGTGCCGGATGCCTTGGTCAGGACGGGGCGCACGTAACGCTTGAAGCCGTGGTAGCCCACCTTATAGGAGGAACTGGCAACGAGGGTGGCCGGTGCATTGCTCTTGACCTGTTCGGCAGCGACGGCCGCGAATGTGGCGTTATCGTCCGAGTCTTCAAGGCTAACGCCGAACACGCCAGAACCGACGATTGCGCCGGTCTGCACGATGAATGCCAGGCTGTTGTACCCAAGGGTATCAATGCCAGTGCCGTTGGCGCTGGCGGCCTGCACGGCGGGGTCGATCGAGGACTTAGCGCCGATGTTTGCTGCGATGGAACGCATAGATAATTCCTTCCAGAAAGAGGAAGGGCGCCACGATGGGCGCCCAATAGTGATTAAGCCTGGCGAAGCTTCTTGAACTTGGCAGGCTGCAGAACAGCTGCACCAACTCGGCGAGTTGCGTGGAAACGGGTGATGCCGTTCGTCGCAAGCAAGTACGGGTTGGCCAGAATGCTCATCGACAGGCGGTCGACGATCCGGTAGCCCGAGAAATCACCGAAGATGACCGAATCCTTGCCCGTTGCGATGTCATCCATCTCGAGCAGTTCGGCAATCGGCCGCCCAAGTAGCGATGCCGGCTCGCCGACTGTCTGCGGGCTCTGATAGAGATACGCGCCCTGGCCGTCTTTCAGCTTGCGAACGGCCGCGAGCGTCTTCGTGTTCATGCCCCATACGCCATTCTGGCGATAAAGTGCCGGCAGGCTGAAATAGAGATCGATGAGCTCATCAGGCGCGATGGCTGTAGCGGACGCCGTGGTCTTGCCGACGGTGATGTTTGGATCCTTGAGCAGGCCCATAGGCATCGATGCGCCGGTGCCGGTCAGGAACGCCTGGCCTTCTTTTTGACCGAAATCCTCAGCCAGAGCGAGGCGGACTTCGGCCTCGGCTACGCCGGCTGAGTCAGCCAGCAACTGGTTGGAGATGTCGACGAACGTGTTCAGCTCATTGACGGGGATCTCCGCTTGGCCGAATGCCGGTTCGCTGCCTTCCTGCGTCTGTGTCTCGCCTTTCCACTTCGCGTTGGTCACGCTGGTGCGGGCCGGGTAGATCACCGAAGGCGAGCCGGTGCTGCGGACGCTGGCATACTGGCGAATGGGCGAGTATTGCACGAGATTGCGAACAAACTCAGCACTGAACTCCGCCGGTGCAAGATAACCGCCTGCCGGATCGCTCGAGACGGTGAGCGCCTTGAGTTCCTCGACGCCGGCTTCCTTGCCGTGGCGCAGATAGGCGTCGAAGGCTTTAGCCTCGTCTGTCGGCTCAGCCTTTTTGTCGGTGATGACGTTGGGGCGGGCCAATTTGGTTTCGGCTTCTTCGAGGCGCTTGGTCAGCGCAGCAATGTTGTCGTTCGCGGCCTTCAGATCGGCTGCCTTGACTTCGGTTTCAGTGGTCTTGTTTTCTGCGGTTGCAGCAGTGGTCATTTCGAGTTCCTTAACACTGGAGACTTGTGCGCCCGGGTGGGCTGGTACTGCGACGATGGAAACTTCAACGAGATCCAGGTCGCTGATGGTGCGGCCGCCGCCTTTTCGGGGCGCGGCCTTTTTGGTCATGAAGCCCACCGAAAGGCCCGTAACCGCGCCAGCCTTCACCAGGCCGCGCACTTCCTTCGCTCGCGCGACTTCGTCGACGAGCAGTTTTCCTTTGACCTTCAGGCCATCGGCTTCAACGGTCACGCTGTCCCACACGCCAACGGCTTGCGCTTGGTCGTGTGCAAAAAGCATTGGGACAGATTTGCCGACAGCACCGATGAAGGCTGCCGGCTCTATGACGTCGCCTACGCGGTCGGCGCTGGTGAAGTCCCAAGCCTTCCCTTCGATGGCGCCGCTATCGTCGACGACCGTGAAAGCGGCTTTGAATTCTAAGCGTTCGGTCATGCCGACTCCTGCTTCTTGGGCGCTTGGTTATCGTTGGCGGCGGGCTTGGCGGTGTCGATCGCCGGATTGGCGTACTCGTTGCCGCCAGCGCGCGGGGGCATGCCAAGCCAATCGCGGGCCTCGTTGGGGTTGAGAACGCGAGCCGTGATCAGGGTCGAGATCGCAGTGGCGCGAGCCGTTAGATCGGCTTGGCTGGTGTCGTCGACGTCGAACGCAAAGCGATATTCGCCGCGCTCTTCATCCGTGAGCAATGTTCGATTGAAAGCCGACTCAAGTGCGCGCAGCCACGGCACCAGCGCGTAGCTGATGAATTCCTTGGCCTGCTGTTCAGAGTTCGACCAGGTATTGCGACTAAGTTCGAAGAGCATGCCGGGCGGGACACGAAACGCCCGCGCAATTTCTAGCACTTGCGCGGTCCGACTCTCATTGAACTGGCCGTCGACACTGGTCAGCGCCATCTGCTTATAGGTGGCGCCCTCATAGAGAACCGCCGTTTTGCCCGCATTGGCCTTTCCGCCGAAGGCAGCTTTCCAGCCAGCCAGCAGGGCCTTAACGCCGTCGCTGCCAAGCTTGCTCGGCGTCTCGATAACGCCGCCAGGACGCGCGCCGTTCGACCATAGGCCATTGGCATAGTCTTCCATCGCCTTCGCCATGGAGACGGCGCCACGAGCCAACGACAGCGGGCTTTTGGAGAACGGGCCTCGCAGGTGCAGGACGTTAGCGGCCGGAACCGTTAGACTGCCAAGGCGGTAACGGGGCTCGTTCGTCTTGTCGTCAAGATCGTAGGTAATGATCGAGTCGCGGTAGATGATGATCTCTCGCGGGTCAGAACCGACGCGGGTCACGAATGCCAGGCCGCCGAAATCCTTCGTCAGCGCAGCTGCCACCAGATCGCGGATTAGCTCATATCCAGAAGTCCAGCTGTTCGCCTGGCCGGCGAGCAGCTTGAGCGCCGGATGGTCGGCGACATCCTCTTCGGCGCCATCTACCTTGCGCTTGAGCTTCAGGTCAAGGCTGGCCGCAGCTTCCGAGATGATCCGGACCGCAGCAGACACGGCGGGCACTGACAGGGCATCGGCGTTGCTGATCGACGTGCCGGCCGGGATGGCGCCGAACAGCTCCAGGAGCTCAGCGGTCGGATCTCCGAGGGATTTCGTTTCGACCGCGACGGGCGCTGGCTTGTTGAATGGCCACATCATGCGCCCTCAGTTGCGTAAACGACGGCAGCGCGCCCGGTCAGTCCGACAGCCAACGCGCGAAGCGGTAGGATCAGAGCCGGCGCGGCGGTCGTGGGGATGTCTTCTGCTAGCTCGAAATTCGTGACGGCGCCGGCCGTCTTCACGACCAGCCATTCCTCGCCAGGAAGTTCATCGGTGGCGTGCCGCGCAGCGGCATGGAGAGCGGTGCGGATCGGAACGCCATAGGCGCTGAGGTGCGCGACCAGTAGGTAGTAGAAGAGGTGACGGCCGGAGAAATGGATGCGGCCACTCGTCTTTACGCCGAGAAAGTCGCCAGGCGGTGCGCGCGTCAGCCATGCCCGCAACGTCGCTTCGGAAACGCCGATGAGATCGGCCGTCTCGACGACGCTAAAGGACGGCTGCCGCCAAAAAGCGGGCAGTGTCATGTTTTGATTTTCCTATCAGCGTCGAAAGCTTCGACGGGTAAAACAAAAGCCGCGGCTCGATCCCTGAGGAGGAGGAGAGCCGCGGCTCGATCAACCGGCCGTCAAGCCGGGATGGTATTTTCGTGGCGTACATCCGGCCTCCGAAAATAGGGTCGCCGCCTGGAAACCGCGAACAGGTCGACGCGGTTGCCTTGGCCCTCGGAGAAGGACGGCGGCTGTTCGGGACATCACCCCGAATTTGAATGATGCGCCGTCGGGCGCCGCCGCATGACTGGCGGGCGCTTTCATCGTTGGAGCGATGGACGGCTGGCGGTGCGGCAGCACCGATTTTCGCCGGTCACCGAAGTGCCGGCCAGGCCGAGAAAATCTCTGAGGTAACCGCGGCCTGATAAAAAGCCGCCCACGAGGGACGACTGGAAATTCTTAGGGGATCAAACTAACCGCTCAGGGCGATGTTTGAGTCCGTACTCAACCCATGGTGACTTGAGTGCGCGTGGGAGACGGTCATGCTGCCCGGTTGCGCCTGTACTCATCCCTAGGGGATTTGAATGCGCGTGGTGCGACGGCCTTCACTCATACAGGTGGCAACTTCCGGGAATTTAAACATCAGGCTGAATATTTGCTGATTGCGGCGGGTCTCATAAGGGTACGCAGCAACGACGCACGAAAAATGCACATCCCCGCAAAAATACACCCTTCGAGACTGCAGAAAGGGACGACATCCCGTCGCTATACTCTCTGCGAAAACGCAAAAAGTCAGGTCACCTTCACCATACTCTCCACATAAACGCGAAAAGGGACGCCTTCACATATACAGGGAACAAATCGTCGCTTTTCCTACCTAGACCGCTGTCCTCCCCTGTGGCGTGTTGTCGTTGGCGTAGGTGCGCAAAGTTTTCACACCTACGGCCAGCCACCGCAACTCCGCGACCAACTCCGACTTCTCTTCAAAATACCGGAAAGGATCCCGGTGCGATGGTGCCAGCCGCTCCAGGCGGTCGGCGATGTCGTGAAGGGTGGCGGCAATGGTCACAACGGATTGCCTGGCTCTGGCCGTTTCAGGTAACTTTCCGTCGCCAGATAGGTGATGCCGCCCTCGACGTATTCGACGACATAGGTCGGCTCTCCGTCTTCATCCTTCACGCCGATAACGCGGCAAGTTCGCCAGCTGGCTTTCATTTCGCCGCCGGGCTGCTTTTCGTAAACTTCACGGCTGGCGTAATAGGGGGTAAGTGCAAACATGGTTCACCTGTGTGATCTCCTCAGATACAGTTGGGGTTAATTCAAGTGTCCAGACCGTCCCTTGCGCGGGCGAGACAGATATTCAAACTAGAAGAAAAGACCGCCTATCTTGGTTACATCTCACGCGCGCAAGGGACACTTCGGACACTTGCAATTTTCTCAGCTATGCAACCTTTACGACATCACGAATAATCCCTCTGACGTTTTCACGGCGCTCTTTTTCAGCTTCGGCTCGTTCTTCGAAGATTTCGAAAACACGAGTATCGATAGCCCATTCCTTGCTGTCCCTACGTATTGAGGGAACCGGCGCAAGCCACCCGAAGGCATCCAGTTGAGCCATGACCGCTTCGGCCTGTTCCGGGGTCAAGGCGCGCATTGCGGCGTCGCCGCGCTTCATGTCACGAAGCGTGATCTTGTGGATGCCCTTCGACAGGATGTAACCAGCCGTGGCTAAAACTGCGTCGTCTTTTCCGGATAGGCCGATGACGTCTGTGTAAAATGCGATGGCGTGCGGGTAGAGGAAGCCGTACAGGAAGTCTCTGACGCGCAAGGCAACGTCTTCGTTGATAGTTGACGCGGGCCGGTCACCTTTTGCTTCGGCGCAATGCCACGTCAGGCATAGCCGGGCGAACATGCCGTTAAACTTTCCGCAGTGGGCGGCAAGCTTAACGTTCACCGATTCCCATCCAGAGGCCAGTTCAAAATTCCGTTCCGTCACTTCCTGCCAAACGCGCTGTGCGGCTGCCGAGAATCGCACGGGCGCTTCCTGCATGCCGCCTCGCATTGGCGTTCTAAGCTGCGTCAGACGCTCGACGAGCGCCGAGTACTTGCCGGCAACGTCCGGCATCGGCACATCCTTGCCGAGCTTCCCTGCGCGAAGCACGATAGGAAACAAGCGCTGCAATAGGCCATCGTCGTGCATATCGCTGGCGATGGCCTTAATCGGCTCGGGCTGGATACCTCCAATAAGCGATACCGACAGGTTGGGGATGACAGAAGCGCCGCGGCCAACTCGGTTCACCGTGTACTGGCCGCCGTTGAATGACTGGAGCCAAAAGGCACGATCTTTTGCAGATCCGCGACCGCCGCCAGAATACTTTTCCATCGAGCCAAACCATCCGGAGAGTTCGTCCTGAATGAGGAGTACGCCGTCGGGGCTATCCTTCAGGACTTCCTGCGCTGCCTCGATCGTGGTGTCCTCGAGCCTCAGTCGCGTGTGCCGCGGAGCGTCTGTTGTCAGTTTCTGATCCTTGTCGAGCCCGTCGTACGCCGCCTTCGATTCAGCGAACTGTCGATAAAGCTGCGCATCCAATGCCTTCAGCGGCCTGGTAGCGGCAGCGATCACTGGGCTCTTCATCGTCGACGGCAGGCCAACGAGAGCGACCCAGAGGCGCGCGCTTTCTGTCCAAGAAGGATCATGTTCTTTTGGCCGGATCTCGATAGTGTCCGGGATAGCCGCCGCGCATGTCGCGAGGGCAGCCATAGCGAGGCCAGCGGGGTCGGCGCCCATCAGGTCTCCCTGGATGCAGGCGAAGTCTGCAATGACACCAGGAAGGAGATCGGCGAGCAGAGGCGGGTGAGCTATCCGCTCCCATAGATCAATAGGGGCAGGGCGGTTGTCGTTGGCGTGAGGGTTGGCGGCCCGCTTCTGGAAGGTGGCAAGTGGTAGGCCTAGTTCGATGCCGAGATAGAGCGACAATTCCTTCGCGTCGTACTGGCCTTCGGTTTTGTTCACGACGATGCTTTGGCCGTCGGCCGCCACGTAAAGATCCGTAGGCTGCTTGCAGATCGTCGCGCCTTTGAGCCAAGGCCCGTCAATCGTGCCGCCGTACTTGGCGAAGCATTTGCTTATCAACGGGTAGTGTTTAGGCTCGTTTGTCATCTCGGGCGACTTCCCCCATGGCAAGTGTTGCAAGTTCATCCGCGACGGCGGGCGCGAAGGTGATGGCAGGCCCGCCGGCGATCGACGGGCCGAAGACGCGAAGGCCGTTTCTGGCCTGCACGAGTTTCAAATCGTAGGCGCGAATGCCGGGCGCAAGCTCGGCGTCAAAACGCGCAACAGCGTTTCCGCCCCGCGTATCGGGGCGGATTGAAAGGATCTGCATGATGTCTCCTGGTGGAGGTTAACTCTGGCGGCGCTTCGCTTCTTCGAAGGCCGCTCCAATAATCTGCTCTCGGATGGCTGGGTCCGCGCCGTTAACGCGGATATACGTGCCATTATCAATTACATCGACATTTTGAAGTATGGTGCCGTCGTCGAGTTCGACGTCGACCGAAAGCCACGCGACTGATGGGTCGGTCGAGAACACAGATTCGAGACGGATGACCTTCATGCTGCTTTCTCCGCAGTCGCCATCCAGGCGGTGAGTGATGACCGGCGGGCAGCGACCGTGCCGCCCAACTTGAATGACGGCGCGATTCCGTCATACACCAGCCGATATGTTTGCCTGCGAGTGATCCCTAGGAAGCGCGCGATTGCGTCGGCTCCCATAAGAAGATCACCCTCAATGACGTTGTCGTTCGCGGCTTCCAAATTTTTCTCCTTTTCGGTATTGACAGCATTTGTAAACATGGTATTTTCGAGCGTGGATCAGTGTGTCAAATCCATTTTCTCACTATGTTGTAGACTTACAAAAATGTCAAGGTTTGGCCTTGCTTGCATTTCGTTGTCGTGCTTTATATGCGCCATAATGTAAGTAGGTCAGGAGTCGACATGGCGACGATCACGAAACGCAGATGGAAAACCAGCAAGGGTGAAGAGCGGGAAGCCTGGACGCTGGCTTTTACCGACAAGCAGGGCAAACGGCACAAAGAACAGTTTGCCAAGAAGAAGGATGCCGACGCCCGCCGTGTGGAGGTGGAGGGGCAAATCAGCAAGGGAGCTTTCCGCGAGGAAGCGAAGAAAAAGACGGTCGGCGACGCGATCGAAGCGTTCATCAAGCATCTGGAAAAGCGGCACCAGGAAGAGCAGGTAACGACCATGTACCTGCGCAACACCTCCGGCCAGCTACGGACGCACGTCAAGTCGCATATTGGGCACATCAAACTTGCTGAGCTCACCGCGCGGTCGGTGACCGGGCTTATTGAGACGCTGAAAGAGCAGGAGGAGCCGGTCGGAATTCCGACTATACGGTGCGTCATTGGCGCTCTGTCGCGCACGCTGCAATACGCAGTAGGCCAGGACATGGTTGCCGTGAACGTCGCTCGTGGCGTCCGCGTAGAGGCAAAGCGGGGCGAGGGGACTGAGAAGGTCACGCCGCCTTCGAAGGCCGAACTAGCCATCCTGCAGAAGGCCGCCAGATCCCTTGAGAAGACGGACACGGAAAAGCTCGCCAAAGGCAATCGGCCGCCGTCATGGCTTGTCCTGGGCGTCGTGTTTGCCGCTACGGCGGCCTTGAGAGCTTCGGAACAGTGGGCGCTGCGTTGGAACAGGCTGAACCTGAAGGCGGGAAGCGTGAAGGTCGACACTAGAGTCGACGGGTTCGGAAATTTCAGCGTGACTAAATCGAAGGCTGGCACGCGGGAAGTCCCGTTAGGCAACGCGCTTGTGAATGCGCTCAAGCAATGGCGCGAAGATTCCAAGTTTGCCGGCGACGATGATTTTGTATTCCCTGATTCCGAAGGCGGATATACCCGGCACACGAACTTCATGAAACGCCATTGGAAGCCCCTTATAGAAAAAGCACAAATCGAGGATATCGGGTGGCATGCCTTGCGGCACTTCGCAGTAAGCCTCTGGATTGAAGCCGGCCTGTCGCCCAAGGCTGTCCAAACCCTTGCCGGTCACGCCTCATTCCAAATCACGATGGACCGGTACGGACATCTGTTTCCAGCTGAGACACATAAGGCAGCGATGGACAAAATCAGTGAAGGGATTTTCTCCGATTGA